TGCGACATAGTGAGGAGTATTTGTTCAAGGGTATCAATCAACTTTTTGGAGGACGAACCATCTTCAAAGGTCTCAATTCTGATGAGGCTGGACAGGAATTCCAGAGCATGTGGGAAAGCTTTTCAGAGCCTGTTGGCATAGGAATGGATGCTAGCAGATTTGATCAGCATATATCTAGAGATGCACTGGAATTCGAGCACAAAATCTGGCCTACCATGTTTCCCCAATCACAACGAAAGGGGTTGCAACGGTTGTTAAAATGGCAAATTAACAATCGTGGGTTGGCTAGGTGCCCTGATGGTGAAATTCGCTATGAAGTGGAAGGATGCAGAATGTCAGGTGATATGAACACATCAAGTGGAAATTGCTATATCATGTGTGCCACCGTTTATAATTGGTGCTCTAAATTGGGCATTCAACATTTTAGGTTGGCTAACAATGGCGATGACTGCATGTTGGTTGTGGAACGCAAGTTTGAGAGTTTGGTCCGGACAGGGTTGATCGAGTATTATAAGGAGCTGGGATTCACGATGAAAGTGGAACCCTCTGTTTATGAGCTTGAGAAACTCGAGTTCTGTCAAACTAGACCAGTGTTGGTGGGAGACTCTTATCGTATGATCAGAAATCTCCACCAATCCATGTCTAAGGATTTGCACTCTATCAACGATCTGGCTTCTGAGAAACACATGAGAGCTTGGGTTAGTGCAGTGGGCAGTGGCGGGCGTAGTATGAATGATGGGGTTCCGGTGTTGTCTAAGTTCTTTCAGCAGTTTCCACTTGCTAAGCAAGAGAAGCTGTCGTCAGACTTATCTGAGAGTTTGCGCGAGCAATGGAAATATAAGTTTTCACGCAGCGCAGCTTTCACCGGAGCCACACCAACCAGCTATTCTCGGTACTCTTTCTGGCTAGCTTTTGGGCTTCTCCCTGATGAACAAGTTGCCCTGGAGGAGAATTTCCATCCCTTAAAGATGGAAAGGATCGGTACTGATATTCAAGAGGAAGTTAGCCTCTTACAGTATTCTGGGGCATGATAC